CGGCAAGCTGGCATCTACGATTATCACGAATTTGCCGAAGATCATACAGACTGGTGTGAAGATTATCGCGCAGCTCGCAGTCGGACTGGTTCAGGGAATCCCGGCGTTACTTGGTAAGATTCCATCAATGATCAGCCAGATCAAAAATGCATTTACCAGTGTAAACTGGGGCAGTGTTGGTATGAATATCATTTCCGGAATTGCAAGTGGTATATCCAGTGCGGTAGGAAGCCTGATCAGCGCGGCAACATCTGCGGCAAGTAGCGCATTAGATGCAATCAAGTCAAAACTTGGTATTCATTCTCCATCGAGAGTATTCCGGGACCAGGTTGGTAAGATGATGGCTCTTGGTATGGGAATCGGATTTGAGAAGAATATTCCGGTCGGATCCATGAATGCCGGAGTACAAAAAGCAGTTCAGAGCCTGCAGAGAAGTGTACAGCTTACGACATCCGTTAATCCGGATAAAACGGTTGGCGGCATAAAGAATAATCCAATCTTTAAAGACCAGGGATTTGATTATGACAGATTTGAACGTATCCAGAGGAAGATTGCAAAAGAAAATGGCAATAAGCCGGTATTCCTGGATACGAAACGGATAGACAGACCATTACCGAAAGGAGCAGTGCCACAGGTATGATTGTATATTATGAAAATATGAATGGCGAAAAGCTGAATCTTTTGAAAGCTCCTTTTCGTACAACGAAGACTGACTGGTTCGATGCGGACTGGTCAGAGTCTTCGGACGGATATGAAAAAACAGTGACGATTGATGTGTTTGGAAAGCGGGAAGAGTTCCAGGCGAATATGGAGCAGCTATACCGGATCATTGCAGTTGATGCGGAAAATGATACCTACGGAAAGCTGTACGTGAATGGTGCATATTTGCGCTGCAAGGTACTGAAATCTGCGAAAGAAGGATGGAAGGGATATGTGTATTCGGAAGTGGAGATCACCTTCCAGACTCCGGAACTTGTATGGGTAGTAGAAGCGACAAGACAGTTTCTTCCACAATTGGAAGAAACGGCAGCATCCGGAATTGACTTTCAGTATGACTATCCGTTTGATTTTGCCGGAGAAAAAAGAGGAATCGCAGCATGGAATGTTGATCACATCATTCCAAGCGAGTACCGGATGATCATTTACGGACCATGTGTAAATCCGAAGATTCTGATCAACGATTATCCTTATGAGTTTTTCGTAACGCTTGAAAGCAGGGAATATCTGATCATAGATAGCCAGAGAAGAACGATCCGAAGGTATTTGACGAATGGAACGGTACAAAATTTATTTAATCAGAGAGCGCAGAAACAAACTGTTTTCAAGAGAATACCATTCGGACTTTTGAACATTAACTGGTCCGGGGATTATGGATTTGACCTGACCTTATTTTTGAACAGGAGGGAGCCGCCGTGGTAAAGGACATAATTCTTGCAGATAGTAACGGAAGAGAACTGGGAGTAATTCTGGATTCAAACGTTACATTTGATACGAACGGCGAGTATGAGTTTTCTGTGCAGATTGCAAGATCGAACTGGTATCCAGAACTGACTTTTTCAAGTTATGTGTATATTACAAATACGGAATACGGTGGTATTATCGGAGAGGTGTTGACAGATACAACACTTGACTATGTGGAACTGAAGGGACTCACGTGGCGTGGAAGATTGCAGTATAAAGTAATAGAACCGCCTGCCGGATCAGATTATAAAACGGTATCCGGTGAACTAAATCAGGTATTGAAAGCGCTGATCGAGCCGGAGTTTGACGGACTGTTTGAAGTTCCTTCTGCCAATACAGGTGTCTCCGTAAAGAATTTTCAATTTGATCGATATTGCACGTTGCTGGAAGGTCTTACAAAAATGCTGAAAAGTGTTGGATACCGCCTGCAGATCAGGCTGATTAAAGAACAAAGTGGACCATGTTACATTCTGGTCGAAGCAGTTCCTATTGCAGATTATTCATCACAAATCGAATTGTCGCAGGACAGCTGTTTGAATTTCACAATGGATGACAAGCAGAACGGCGTGAATCATCTGGTAGTGACTGGAAAAGGAGAACTGCAGGAGAGGAACATATTCCATCTGTATGTGCAGAAAGATGGAAGCATTGGAAAGACGCAGTATTACAAAGGACTGAATGAGATCTCAGCAGTATACGAAAATACGAGCACAGAAACAGCAGAGCTGGAGAAAACGTCCGCGGAACAATTGCAGAAGCTGATGAATAAAAAGACATTTCAGATGGATGTTGCAAAGCTTGGAATCGAGGTTGGGATTGGAGATATTGTCGGTGGCAGGGATTACCTGACTGGGATGTATATGTCAAAACCAATCGAAAATATCATTTATGAGATTACGAATGATGTGGAATCAATTACTTATAAACTGGAAGGAGAAGATGAAGAATGAAAATTGTATCTGGAAGAACCGGATCACCACATGTGACTTCGCAGCAGTTCCGGCAGATGCTGGAGGGGATTATCGGGCAGGGGAGTTATATTATAACAAGCGGAGAGAATCTGAAGCCGGAACTTAGCAGTAATAATCTGCTGAAAATCCGAAGTGGGATGATGGCGCATCACGGCTGTATATCTTGCGTGGATATTGGTACTTATGATGAGGTTACACTGACAAATGGAAGTCAGGGAATGAAAAGGATTGATCTTATTGTAAATCGGTATACCAGAAATGCAGAGACAGAGGTTGAAAACTGTAGTTGGAAGGTGATCCAGGGAACACCGGTTGCAGGTAATCCGGCAGTACCGGCATATACTTCGGGAAATTTGCAGGATGGAGATCTTGTGGATGAATGCCCGGCTTTTGAAGTGCATTATGATGGAATCAATGTTACAGAAGTGAAGAGTTTGTTGAGTGTGACGGATGGGCTTTCTGAACTAAATAGCAATTTAGTAAATGCCAAAAATGAATTAACCGTGCTTTCCGATTCCATAAATAATCTTGGCTCGACAAAAACTGTAAAGTTGGCAAACAAGTCATCCAGTAATGGTGTTGCAACCTATACAGACTATGTAACATTACCTTCTGCCGGAAGCTATGTTATCTATTGCAATGCTACAATGAGTGGAACACCGACATCTGGAGTATCAAATTTAGGCATACAGGTAAATGGTGTAGATGGAACCGGTGGTTTTCATTCTGTCGGCAGTTGCTCGCACAATGGTTTCGCTATAGATTTGAATGGATTCTACGTTCTTACAACAAAAGCAGCTAATGAGAAAATCCGATTAAGGCTATATCAGAATGGCGGTTACACAGAAACATGGAAAAATATATCGGTTTATTATAAGAAGATCTTGTAATCACCGAAGTTATTTTATACGGGTTGCCATAATTTCTACATCATTCACCGTTCTGTTATGGCTACTCCATATAGCCAAACCATACGTGCCGGCATTTACGGACGCAACAAAGGTATGTGTGCACGTCGGATAAAAACCAGATCCGAAATAAATAAGAGAAGTACTTTGTGCCTCCCACCAAGAAACACCAGTAACGCCAAGGGTAAAAGCATCGAGGTTTTGTCCTAATGCCTGCGGCTTTGCAGTGATTGTAAAAATGTACGTACCTTTTGGAAGTGTAACTTTTGCAACATTATTTACCCAGTTATTAGCATTTCTATAGCTGTAACTAGCTGTTTTTCCAAAATACTGCGTTCCTATAACACCTAAGCTGTTATTTGCTTTTGACAGGCCGGCAGTTGTCTCTGTTAATTTGCTACTTAATTCAGTACGCCAGTTGCTATACTGAAAGCAAAAAAGGAGCAACGTATGGAAGCAAAAATAATGGATGTATTGCGAAGAATGCAACCGGTTTTAGATGAAATGCAATTACGTGAGCTGAAAGAAGTGTTACAGATGACATTTACCGGATGCAGAGTAATCCAGGAAACGGACCTGCAGGTTGTAGACAGGAGCTGGGAAGTGGATCTGGAAGAGTTTCTGATGAGTAAAGCACTGGAAGGAAAAGCATCAAAGACAGTGAAGCAATATCGGTATGAACTGGTTCGGTTACTGACCTATATCAATAAGCCAGTGAAGAACATAGATTCTGGAGATATTTCTGGATTCATGCGGGCTTATAAAATGATCCGCAAGGTAGCAAACCAGACACTAAAGAATGTCCGGGCAGTGTATAGCAGCTTCTTCGGATGGCTGCGAGATCGTGACCGGATTCGGAGAAATCCGATGGTGCTGGTGGAATCTATAAAAGTAGAAAAGAAGATCCGGAAACCATATACTGATGAAGAACGGGAGCGGATGCTGCGTAAATGCAGCAGTCTTCGGGATAAAGCGTTACTAGAATTTCTATATAGCACAGCGGTCAGAGTATCGGAGCTTTCAGAGATTAACAGGGAAGATATCCGGTATGCGAATAAAGAGCTGATCGTGTATGGAAAAGGAGCGAAAGAAAGGACGGTGTACATCAATGAACGAACCAACATGTACCTGAAAGAATATCTGGAAAGCAGAAAAGACAATGATCCGGCACTATTTGTCGGAAGTAAGAAACCGAATAGCCGGCTGACGAAAACAGGAATTGAGGATATCATCCGGTGGATCGGAGAGAAGGCGGGCGTAGAAAATGCGCATCCGCATCGATTCCGGAGGACGGCTCTGACAAATGCATTGAACCGCGGAATGCCTCTACAGGAGGCTATGATATTTGCGGGACACGCAAAGTCAGAGACAACCATGCGATATTGTACAGTGAATCAGGAAGGTGTACGGTATCATCACTTTAAATATTTAAGCGCATAAGTAAATAAACTTATTTATTTACACTCGGCATTGGTCGGGTGTTTTTGTTATGCGCTTTTATATATGTAACTTTATCAATCAGTCAAAGGAGGGATTCTGAACTAAGTAGCAATTTAGGAAATGTAAAAGCAGATTTAACAAAAGCAAATAATAATATTGCAATCATAAACAGTAATCTGATTTCAATCGTAGAACGTGGAACCAAAAATAACTACAATTACACAAAATATTCCAACGGCGACATGGTTATGTGGAGTAAATATACTTGGAATACCAATCTTGCAGCCGATTGGTATAACTGGTATTTTACTTCTAGTGCTGCGGTTGGTTTTCCAGTAGCATTCAAGCAAGCGCCTTTAATTATAGTATCTCCGGCAAAGACTAACGAACTGTATGGTCTTGGAGTTACCGAAGTGACTACAACCGGGTACAAGCTTACAGCATACAGTCCAAAGCAAGGAATGTGTTATGTACAAGCTGATATGCTTATAATCGGTAAATGGAAGTAATGCATTCAGTTCTTTTTGTATAAAACGAATGCATTTAACAATGCGTTACATGCACCAGTTCCAAAATTATGTCCTTTTGTGTAAATCAAATTACTTCCACTATTGTAATAGCATGAGGAAACATTAATCCATACATCCCAATTTCCAACCAAATCGTAACCAATAATGCCGACTGGAGTATAGCCACTCACTGTTGGCGCTTTAATGTAACATTCAAAATCCTTTCCTGCGCCAACGTTTATATTACTCTTTACCGTTACCTGCTTTACAGACAGTAAACTTTTTAAATTATTGCTCATTGTTGTTTCTGCATTTTTTAATTTGCTATTTAGTTCAGAATCCCTCTAAAAAGAAGAAAGGGGCAAACAGAAAAATGAAAATCACATTCAATGATGGTCAGGAACTGCAGATCCAGCAGGTCACTGAGCAGACGGATGGCGCACTTCTGATCAAGACCATTTCAGCACACGAGGATCAGCTGAAGACTTTATTCTCTGATCAGACAACAACTAAGAGAATGTCTGTGAGCGAACGGGATGCAGATACCGTTGTGTATGAAAACTACACAAAGCTCGATGCAATCGTGAAGTATACGGCCGGTATTCTTGGTGTGCTGATGTACCGGGAAGGAGAAGATCCGGACAGCCGGATAGCAGCTCTGGAGGCACGACTTAAAGAAGCAGAAGAGAAAAATACGAACCTGCAGTCAAGAGTCGAAAAAGCGGAGGAGAAAAATGAAATGCTCGAAGGATGCATTTTGGAAATGTCTGAAATGGTATATCAGTAAAACGATAATTGTATTAACCATTTTATTTTTATTCATATTATTACAAATTTCAGGAGGAAAAGAAATGATGGCAATGTTATGGGCACAGCAGATTATGTTAGGAAAGAAAACTTATTCACAGGTACCGAGACTTTTAAAGGACAAGGTAAAAGAAATCTTAATTGATTCGGGAGTGGGAGAACTGGTAACGGAAGAGTAATGGAAAAATA